GGGTCTAAGAAACTAAACAAAGGGGCACAGCATGGCAAAGTTAATAGTCACGATGGCAGACAACACAGTCACCGAGATCGAGATCACTCCTCGACTTGAGTACGCGTTCGAGCTATATGCTAAAAAGGGATTTCACAAAGCGTTCCGCGATGATGAAAAGCAATCGGATGTCTATTGGCTTGCATGGGAAGGCCTTAGGTTAAGTGGAACCACAGTCAAGCCATTCGGCGCAGACTTTCTCGAAACTCTTAAGAGCGTAGAGGTTGCAGAGTCTAGCCCCCTGGCCTAGGCAGGGATAGCATCCACTATCTCATTGCTCGCTTGAGCATTGAGACGGCTATCCCTCCACAATCTTTAATCGATCTAGATTCATCGATGCTTCAGATGCTACTTAAAGCGCTGAAGGATAGAGCAAAGGAGCAGGCAGATGCCTACAGAGCTAAAAGGCGCTAATGCGCTTCGCAAGGCTCTTAAGCAATTCTCGCCTGATCTCGACAAAGAGACTCGTGATGAGATGGTCGGATTCCTTAAGCCAGTAATAAAAAAGGCTAGAGGTTTTCTTCCATCTAATTCAGAAGCTCCATCTGGATTCGTAAAGCATGAAGTCAAGACCGCTAAGTTCCCAATGTACGATGCCGCAGAGGCTCGTCGAGGAATTGGTTACAAGCTCACACCTACCAAGCCTAATCGCCAGGGATGGGTGCAGTCGGTATCGATCCACAATAAGACCGCGGCAGGTGCAATCGTGGAGACTGCTGGTCGCAAGTCTGGAATGACTGGCAACTTCTCACCAAGATTTCAAGGCTCATTCGCAGGCAGCCGCAAGATGCAAGGTCGTGCGATGTTTAAGGCTTACGACCAGGATCAAGGCAAGGCTAAGGTCGGAGTAATCCGAGCACTAGAGAAGGCCGCCGCTAAGTTTAACGCGAAAGGCAATAACAATGGCTGAGTTACGGATTCCGATTGTCGTCGAGAATAAAGGTAAGAAAGCACTCGGCGACACGAGCAAAAGCGTTAGCGCCCTAGATAAGGGAGTAAAGCGATTAGGCAAAAGTCTTCTTGCAGTATTTGGGGCACAGCAGCTTCTGAAGTTCGCTAAGAACGCATCAAAGGCATTCATCGAAGATGAAAAGGCCGCGAATCGCCTTGCCCTAGCCGTTAAGAATCTTGGACTAGAGTTCGAGACTCCACGCATCGAGCGTTATATTTCTGATCTTTCAAGGATGTCTGGCGTTACCGATGATCAATTACGTCCAGCGATGCAGCGTTTATTGCAGACTACTGGCTCGGTTACTAAGGCTCAAGAGTTACTTACTCAGGCAACCGACATCGCCGCCGGGTCTGGCGTCGATTATGAGACAGTTGTCAATGACTTAAGCATGGCTTACGTTGGTCAGACTCGTGGACTTCGCAAGTATTCACTAGGACTTTCTCAAGCCGAACTCAAGACCATGAAGTTTGCAGATGTTCAAGAACGACTTAATAAGCAATTTTCTGGCGCTAGTGCAGAATTCCTAACTACTTATGCTGGCAAGTTACAGCTCATCACAACCGCTGCAGGCGAGGCAAGCGAGACAATCGGTAAGTCATTGGTCGAGTCTCTCGTGTCAGTATTTGCAGCAGGTGACACAACACAATTCGTAAACCAGATCGATACCCTTGCAACCAAGATTGCAGATACAGTCTCAGCAGTAGTATTCGGGTTCCAGAAGTTATACGTTCTCACCAGCGATCGTGCCATCCTCGCTAGTTTCAACCCGTTTGACGACTATGAGAAGAATGCCCTAGCGGCCATCGAGGCAGCAGAGAAGGCAGCCAAGTTTAGACGAAACATGCCATCAAGCGGCTACCTAGGTTCTCAACCTATGGGTATCTACGAAACATCCGCGCAGATTGCAGCTCGTAAGAATGCAGAAGCGGCAGCAGCCAAGCGCGCTAGAGAATTAGCGGCGCTTCAGAAGAAGACTCTAGATACACAGAAAAAGTCCCTAGCCTTGCAGAAGGCCTCAAAGACTCTTAACCTCGAAGCCATCGGTATTGAAGCAGCTCTTAAGGGTCAGATCAGTGAGACTGATCGCCTATCCTTACAACTACAAAAGGCTATTCTCGATGGCAATGCAACCCTAGCCACCCAGTTGTCTGATCAATTAGACACAGCCATCAAGCGCAACAATGAACTGCGCCTTGCGTTGCTCGCTACTCCTAAAGCGCCTAACCCTTTCTCAGAATGGTCAATACCTAAACTTGATTTTGGTGGGAACATGCTCGGCACGCCCGTACCAAATTTCGTACCACCTGCTTATGCAATGCCACCAACCTTCGGGCAACAAGGTGGCTTGCCTGCTGGCGTCGTCGCAGGGGTCAATCCTGCACCTCCAATCAATATCAAAGTTGAAGTTGCTGGAGAAGCAGTAGCGGCAGTTATCACGCAGACTCAGACTAACCAATCTCTTTCAGGATCATTCGTTGGCACTAATCGCACCGCAAGATTCGGAACTAGGGTAGACGAAGGATGACCCTTCCAGCCACGATCTCGGTCTCTTTTGACTTTAGCCAGGGTGCTACATTTGGGTATCCGTTTACAATTGGCGATGCGAAATATGGCGTTATTGGCGTAAGTACATTCGCAGGATCAGAAGTCCCAGAGCCCGTCATCGATCTTAGCGATGTTACTCGACAGATTACGATCAGACGTGGCCGCAATATCATGCGTGATACCTACGAGGCTGGCAACTGCACAGTCCGAGTATTAGATCCCAATTCTTACTTTAACCCACAGAATGCTTCTAGCCCTTACTTCGGCTACCTCACTCCTTTACGCAAGATCCGTGTAGCTGCTACTACTGCAACGACTCAGCACTTCTTATTCTCAGGTTATGTCCAAGACTATCGATACACCTATCCTCAAGGTCAGGAAATCGGTTACGTCGATATTGTCTGCTCTGATGCATTCCGTCTATTCGCTATGGCTAACGTCTCGACAGTTACAGATGCAACTGCTGGCCAGACGACCGGCACTCGCATCGATAAGATTCTTGATCAAGTGGATTTTCCTACTTCTATGCGAATCATCGATACAGGTTCTACTACCTGTCAGGTTGATCCAGCCACTACACGCTCCAGCCTCTCAGCCTTACAGGTGGCAGAGTTTACAGAGCAGGGCGCATTCTTTATCCGCACGGATGGCACAGCAGAGTTTAAGGATCGATCAGATGTCGTCGGTTCTCTAGGCGCTACGCCCATCCAATTTAATCAAACTACAGGTATTCCATACTCAGACCTTAAATTCGCATTCGATGACAAGCTCATCATCAACAGCGCAACCATGACTAGAGTAGGCGGCACGACTGTTTCATCTTTTGATGCTGACTCGATCGCAAAATACTTTCCTCATGGCATGAACGTCGATAACCTAATTGCACAGACAGACGCGCAGGTTCAGGACATTGCTGACATCTACGTTGCAACCCGTAAAGAGACAACCATCCGCATTGATGCCATGACTGTCGATCTTCTAGATACAGATGTACCGACCGACACAATGATCGGCCTAGATTATTTCGACAATGTGGAGATCACCAATGTCCAGCCTGATTCTTCGACAATTGTTAAGACCTTGCAGGTGCAGGGCTTGGCATGGGATATAACCCCTAATTCAATGAAATGCACAGTAACAACACTTGAGCCTATAGTTGAAGGATTCATCATTGGATCATCGACCTACGGTATAATCGGACAATCCATAATGGGATACTAGGAGAAAAATCATGGCAGAAGGCTTTCCAGCGACAACAGGCGACATCTTTACGGCCGCAGACTATAACGGCCTTGTAGCCTTTACTGTGGGCGCAGCTCAGACTAATGACTATACGGCCACGATCTCTGACGCCTATCAAGTCTTAGAGTTGATGAACAAGTCCACTGCTATTGCCTTCAACATCCCTACCAATGCATCAGTAGCGTTCCCCGTTGGTACAGTCATTACAGTTCTTAACATCGGTGCAGGTACTTGCACAATCAAGGCAGTCACTTCTGGCACGACTACAGTTCTATCGGCTGGCGCAGTAGCGGCTCAGCCTACCCTTGGACAATACAAGAGCGCCGCCTGCATTAAGACGGGCACAGATACTTGGTACGTCGTGGGTGCAATCGCATAATGCTTAACAACATTGCAGGTTTACTTGCTCCTACAACGATCAGCGCATTCCTTGCAGATTATTTAGTAATCGCAGGCGGAGGCGGCGGAGGATCACAAGGCGGCGGCGGTGGTGCTGGTGGTTATAGAACTTCGACTGGATTCAGTCTTTCTATAAATACTAACTATACCGTCACAGTCGGTGCTGGTGGCGCTGGTGGTACGACTCCTGGCAATAAAGCAAGCAATGGTAACAATTCAGTTTTTAGCACTATTTCATCAACGGCAGGCGGTGCAGGCGCAGGCGCATCATCAGGTCAAAGAACTCCTAATACTGGTGGTTCTGGCGGTGGTGGCCCTGTAGCACCAGAGGCAATTACTGGTGCTGCTGGTAATGCTGGATCTTATTCACCAGTTGAAGGTTTCGCTGGTGGAAATAGCGTTGCAGCCGCTAATTATGGCGGCGGTGGTGGTGGTGGTGCATCTGCGGTTGGCGTTAATGGAACTACGACAACTGGCGGAAATGGTGGTGCTGGTAGTGCGTCATCGATCACGGGATCTTCAGTTACTCGCGGTGGTGGTGGTGGTGCAGGCGTTTACTTAAGCGGATCAGCAGCAGGAACAGGTGGCGCAGGCGGCGGTGGTAATGGAAACATTGGACAAACTGGCAACCCTACTGCTGGAACTGCTAATACTGGCGGCGGCGGTGGCGGTTCTGGTGAAACTTCTCTTGCAGGTGCAGCAGGTGGCTCTGGAGTTGTGATCTTGAAATACCCTGATACTAGAACTATAACAATCGGCGCTGGATTAACAGGAACTACAGGTTCACCTTCAGGCGGATTTAAGGTAACCACAATCACTGCTGGTTCTGGAAATGTGAGTTGGACATAATGGCACACTACGCATTTTTAGATGAATCAAGCATCGTCACAGAAGTTATTGTTGGCATCGAGGAAACAGAACTTATTGAGGGATTAGATCCTGAAACGTGGTACGAAAATTTTAGAGGCCAGACGTGCAAGCGAACAAGCTACAACGGCAATATTCGCTACAACTATGCAGGCGTTGGATATACCTACGATCCTATTGATGATGCATTCATAGCGCCAATGCCTGACTGTGGTCATGAAGAATTGTTACTTAACGATCTAAAGCGATGGGAGTGTGCAGCTTGTGAAGCCGCGTTTAAGCAAATCAGCGATCCAACTGCGTGAGCAGATCGATGATGCATTTCCCGGTCGAGATAGAACTTCGGACGGCTGGATCGGCGATACAAGACACGCTGCGCGCAAGTCTGATCATAATCCAGATGCACAAGGATGGGTTCGTGCCATCGATGTTGACC